AAGTGTGGGGGAGTGATTGATTTGGCACTATGAATACATCACAAAAAAAGCCAAAAAAGACCGTAAAATAAGGCTTACATAGAAAATTAACTAAAAATTAGATTTGGCATAAAATAGAATAAATTAATCAATTAATAATATAATTTGCGCGAGATTTGGCACAAAATTAATTACTTAATGGCTATATTTTGAACTGGCCAAACTTAAATGGTAAAACTTTACCAATAACTTTGAAGCTTGCAGCTTGATCAGCTGTATATTCCTCTATACCAAAGCCGTTCCCATTGTCACTTTTAACTAAGATGGAGCCATCCAGCTTAAGTTTAACGCGCTTAATGCGTAGTAAATCGTCTTGCATAATCACATAAATAGCATCGTCAATAAACTTATTGCATGCTGTATCTACAAACACCTGGTCACCGTGAGATAACGTTCCTTCCATACTGTCACCATAAACAGTAATAATTTTAACCTTATCAGCATTAGTTCCTACACGGTTGCGCCAGTTAATGGCATTTATAGCGACCATAACACTGACTTGATCTGTAGGAGTTGCCTGCCCAGTACCAGCAGCGGCACGAACATCAGTAAGTTGCTCTATATATAAGGTGTCGGCATATTGTTTTTGTAAAACTGGCTGACGCGGGTTGATTATACTTGTTACTCCATCATCATCTGCGGCATTGCCGCTATGCTTTCCTGATCCGCTAACCAAAGGCTTAATAGGTGGGGGTGATTCATAAGATGAAATGAGTTTGTTTTCATTTTCACTAATATAAACATGAATCGCATCAAGAATATCTTGTGAGGGTTTGTATTCAGTTAGCACGCCACTTGGGCCACCTTTCCCCTGAACCTGCCTTGACTCCCAGCCTTTATTCACAGCTCTACCTTTACATCCTACAGATGTAGTAGGCAGCCCTCCTACCCAGTTTTTGCCAAATTCAGCTAAATCTGCTGCAGAAAACCACTCCAAATCAGCTTTACTACTTTTAGACATGAGTTGTAAACCTAAGTTGTAAAGTAAATGTGAGTTGTAAAGTCATTTATCTTATTGATTTATATGTAAAACATAAAATAAGTGAAAAATAATTTCATGTTTAAGTTGTAAACTGTTGCAAAGTAGTAAAGTTTCTTATAACATTGTCACGTGTTCAATTCAAACGAAACATTAAACATGATTAAAAAACCAGCCTCAAAACCTCAAGACTGGCATGCCATTGATATTGTTGCTGCCGTACGTAAAACAGGCACTAGCATACAAAGGCTAAGTCGATTAAACGGCTACGCTGACGATAGTTTGCGGGCTTGTCTTTATAAGCCTATGCCTAAAATGGAGCGTGTGATCGCAGGTCATTTAGGCGTTAATCCACAAACTATATGGCCAACGCGCTACCACCTTGATGGATCACCAAAAAGCGGGCGCGGTGAGCGCGGTATTGGTCGTCATCCATCACGTTTATCGGCAACGTTAAAAGATAAAGCTAATCATACCACCACAGTTAAATCATGCAATGTAAATGCATTAGACAAGGTGGCTGCGTAATGCGTAAGCATGACGACAAAACGATGGACCTTTTCATCATACCGCAGCCGGTTGCGCCTATACATGGTGCACTTTGCTGCAGAGTAGAAGTTGCACATGTAATGTCAGAGGCGCTTCGTGAGCATGATCGCTATGTCGTTGCCGCACAGATGAGCAAGCTACTTGGGCAGGATGTTACCAAAAACATGTTGGATGCCTACTGCTCAGAAAGTCGAGAAGAGCATCACCCAAGTTTTGAGCGTGCCATTGCGTTTGACATGGCAACTGGCACGCATACTTTAGCTAACTTAATGGCTCGTAAGCTAGGGGCAAAGTTGGCAATTGGTAAAGATGCACTCAATAGTGAGCTAGGTAAGTTAGAGCGCCAGCGTGATGACGCTGCCAACAAAATTAAAGCATTAAAAAGACAGCTAGGAGAAGCAGAGTGAAACATTATTACTCATGCGCTGAATTGGCTGATATGAAACTTGACGGTATCCCTGCATCGCGCCCAGGCATAAAAATGAGAGCTGAGTCTGAGGGTTGGATCAAGCGAGAAGTGAACGCAAAAGGTGGAAAAGGTGGTGTAAAGACTGAATACCAACCACCTAAAGCTATTATGGATTTAATTAAATCAACAAAGCTTCATATCGAAATTCAAACAGTTAAACAGCCGTTAACTGACAAGCCACAATCAACTGAGTTAACGGTTGCTACAAAACAGAGCGTCAATGACTTAAAAGATTGGCAGCGTCAGGCAGCTGAAGCACGTGCTGCAATCTTACATGAAGTTAAATTGCTTGCCGCAGTCGGAGGTACTGATCGAGCAATAATGAAGCTGGTTAATATGGCTGCAACCAACACGCTGCCAAATCATCTGCAGCAGCTGGTGCCAGCTGCTAATGCCCGTGCCGGAAAAGAAGTAAAGCGCACGCTCAGCCGCCGCTCAATATATCGCTGGTTAAGTGAAGCCGAAGGTGGTGTGGCAACTTTGGCGCCAAAATCCTGTGAAAAGATTCAGGTGCCGGCATGGGCACCATACTTAATGAGCCTTTATGGCCAGCCACAAAAACCAAGTTTAGCCTATTGCATTGACCAGTTACCTAAGCACCTGCCAGCAACCATTGAGTTGCCAAGTTACTCTGCAGCTAGCCGATTTATAAAAAAAATCAGCAATGTTGAGGCGCAAAAAGGTCGCATGGGTAGTCGTGAAATTAAGAACATTAAAGCTTTTGTACGTCGCGATACCAGTCAAATGTGGCCTTGTGATGCGTATACAGCTGATGGCCATGCATTTGATGCTGAGGTTGCACACCCTGCACATGGCAAAGCTTTTAGACCAGAAATCACCAGCGTTTTAGATATTGCCACACGCAAATGTGTTGGGTGGTCTGCTGGTCTAGCTGAGTCTACATGGGGCGTGGTAGATGCACTACGCCACGCCAGTCTTAATGGCGGCATCCCAGCTATTTTCTACGTAGATAATGGATCAGGTTTTAAAAATGCCGCCATGAGTAATGAGGCAACAGGCTTTATGGCAAGGCTATCAATCACACTGACACACAGCCTGCCTTATAACTCGCAAGCACGTGGTATTGAAGAGCGCTCACATCAAAGCATTTGGGTGCGCGGCGCTAAAGAGCTGCCTACCTACATGGGCACTGATATGGATGCGCAGGCAAAACAAACTGCATTCAAGGTAACACGTGCTGATATTAAAGCAGTTGGCGCATCTAAAAAGCTGATGCCTTGGTTAACTTTCATTGATTGGTGCCAAGAACAGATTGACAACTATAACAACCGCCCTCACCGCTCATTACCTAAGATTTATGACGAATTAACTGGCAAGAAACGCCACCAATCACCAAATGAGGCATGGGCTGCAGCAGTAAATGAAGGATTTACGCCAGTACTAGTTGAGCCACATGAGGCTGATGACTTATTCAGACCATACAAAGAGGCTGTTACACGCCGTGGCGAGATTACTTTGTTCACTAACACTTACTTTAGCCATGACCTTGAAGCCTATCACGGTGAAACCATGCGCGTAGGTTATGACATTCACGATGCCAGCCGTGTCTGGGTGCGTAACCAGGCTGGCCAGTTAGTCACTGTCGCTATGTTTGAAGCGAACAAACGCAGTTACTTCCCGCAATCATTTATTGATCAAGCCGCTGAGAAACGCGCCAAAGGTCGCATTCAACGCGCTCAAGCCAAGATTGAAGAGGCTGAACAAGAACTTAATCCACTGCAGCAATTGGTTTATGAAGCGCCAATTGAGCTTCCAGTCATGGCAATGAATACCCACGTCGACGTGAAAATAGTTGAAAACAGCATGTTGGATAACGTGATTGCAATGCCTGTTAAGCGGCCATTATTTGAGACAGATGCTGCCAAGTACCGGTGGCTTTTATCCAACGATGATGAGATCACGGTGCAGGATGAAGCTTGGTTGAATTACTACAAATTAACTGCTGAATATGAGGATTTATTCGGAGATAGAGAAGCGGCCATACGGTAGTTAGAGCTACCGCATGACCTTTACCACAGGTGTTTTAAAAGCACCTTTACAACTAGCAAGAGAGAGTTTACATGAAAAAACAATTTGTAAAAACAGAAAATTACGAGCGCTTTAGAACAGGAATTACTGCTGTTGAGAACCGTGGCGCAGCTGAGGCAAGCCTAATGCTGGTGACAGCAGAGGCAGGTTTTGGCAAGAGCACAACAGTGGATCACTGGGCCATTGCAAGTGGGGCAGCTTATGTACGTGCCAAAGAAGGTTGGACCCCTGCCTGGTTCAAAAGTGAGTTAGCAGAAAACTTGAAACTAGACACACGCGGGAGACCAAAAGAGCTATTTGCCCGTATTGCTGGATATGTGGGTGGTAACCAATTGCCGATTGTGATTGATGAAGTTGAACACTGCCTTGAAAACAATGCAGCTGTACTTGAGGCAGTACGCGACTTAAGCGACCTTACTGAAGTACTCGTGATTCTGGTGGGAATGGATCAGGTGCAGGCCCGCATTGCACGCCATAGACAAATCAGCAGCCGAATTGCCCGTGTGGTGGAGTTTCAACCTGCCAGCATCAATGACGTGCTGATCACTTGCAAGCAGCTGGCAGAAGTCGATATCGCTGATGATCTGGTGACAGAAATTCACCGTGCCAGTGGTGGCCGCATGCGCGACATTATGAATGCGATTGCCACGGTTGAGAACACTGCAAAACGCAACGGCGCCACACAGATAGCTCTGGCAGATATGGCAGGGCAAAGCTTGACCCATGACTGGCAAAGTCGCCGCCCACGTTTGGTTAAAGCGGGGGTTAGATAAATGAGAAAGTTAACATTTTCAGACCCTTGTTTTGCTGAATCAGTAACTTGTGATTTTGAAGATAAAACATGGACTTTTGAACCAACTGAAAACTTTATTGTTGGCGCAGGTAAATACGTAATTATGCCAATAGAAGAATATTGGATTGCAGTAAATGCTCTTGCGAAAGCAGAGGCCGTTAAATGATCTGGACATCCAACACCATTTTAACGGCTATTGCAGACGCTTATCACGTTGACTGCGTGCGTGAGGCAGACCTTGTGCACACTACCTGCTTAACTGCAAAGCAAGTTGAGCAGGCCTGCTTAAAGCTACGCAAGCATGGCCTATTGGAAAAGTGCGAGCAAGGCTGCCACATCATCACTGAAGCTGGCCGCATTGCAATGGCTGAAGGCATGCAAATTACCAGTGGGCCTAACGGCAAGCACTCCGCCCCAAAGGTGAATAAAAACAGCCTACGTATCAAGGTTTGGCGCGCTATGCGAATCCGTAGCAAGTTTTCAATACCAGAGCTGGCGATGCTGGTAGCACAAGGTGGAGAGAAAGATATTGTCAGTAACATCGGCAAGTATGTACGTGCCCTGCAAAAGGCTGGCTATATAGCTGAGATGAGCAAGCGTGAAAAAGGCAGTACTGTCACCAGTAATGGTCATAAGCGCTACTGGCTTCTGCCTGACTATAACACTGGCATGCAAGCCCCCGTATGGCGTGTTGCTGCAAAGACGGTGTATGACCCCAATACAGAATTGGAGCATTCATTATGTGGTTAACCCTTTTAACCGCTGCCGTGAATGGCAGCAGTAAGGCGCAGGTTGCTTTAGATCTAGGTGTATCACGCACCACAATCAGCCTGGTGATGAATGGCAAATATCCGGCCAGCACAGAGAAGATTGAATCTCTGGTAATGGCCTTATATAGCCGTGTTGAATGCCCGCACCTAGGCGAATCAATCCCAATCACAGAGTGTAAACGCCATTGCTCTGAAAATGCGCCAACCAGCAGCCCACGCGCCATGCGCCTGTGGAGAGCTTGCCAGACATGCCAAAATAACGGAGGTAATCATGAATAGATATTTAGTGAAAATCCGCACGCCGAAAGGTAATGAAACCAGCATTCGTACCGTAGAGGCCGTATCAAAAAGCAGCTTATGTGCACTGATTTCTGTGTGCCAGCTGCTTGGCATTGAATCACCAAATTTCAGTGTCAGCGTGCGGTGCATCGTGGAGATATCAAAATGAAGAGCTACGTGTGGCCATACATGCAGCGTAAAGAAAACTGCATGTGCGAACTGTGCCAAGAGTGGCGCAGACAGCAGGAAATCGAGCGCTGCATACGGGTAGTGAATAACTGGAAGGCTAAATAGAAATGGGAAGACATACGCAAGTATATGAAACTGCTGACAAGTTACGCAAAGCACTTGAAAGCGGTAAGGCAATGACGACTAAAGAACTATCGGCTGCTACAGAAACTTTATTTGTCAGGTCTGCACTGGCTAGATTGATGGATGCCGGTGAAGTTTTAAAAGTAAATGCATCTACCAAGAAAGTAGCACACCACTATATTAAAACCGCGCTACTTGGGAAAACATCACTCAAGCCAAGCATGCCTATGGCTACTGCAGAAACTCCTGCTGGGGTACTCCTGCTGCAATCAATCATTATGAAAAGGCCATCAGCATGAAGATCGTCTGCCCATGTTGCGCGGCTGAATTTCCGCTGCAGGCAGCCATGAGTGATGTTGCGGCGCGCCACGCCATTGCGCGCGCATTTAGCCTGACGCCGCTGGGGGATGTATTGCTGCCCTATGTTGGGCTATTTAAGCCAGCTAAACAGGCGCTTAAGATGGCGGCCCTGGTGCGCATACTGGATGAGCTGATTGCAGATATTAAAGCCGGTCGGATTACACGCGGCGGCACTATTTACCCTGCACCGCAAGAGTACTGGCGCAGCGCTATTGAAACCATGCTGGCTAGCCGCGACAAGCTCACCCTGCCACTGAAAAGCCACGGTTACCTTTATGAAATTATTGCAGGGTTTGGCAACCGTGCAGCAGCTGCGCAGGAACGCAAAAACGAGCAAGGCAGAAAGTATGGTGTGATTCATACATCTACTGATCATGTTGATGACACCGACAACATGATGCAAAAGCCCATTAAAAAAGACCGCAGCACGGAGCATCGCAGAATAAAAGATGTTCTTAACAACCTCACAGGAAAGGCTCAATAACATGGCAACCAAACATGACTTATTACTGGTGTTAAGCAACCATATCGGCGTTGGTAAAGGTATCGCAGGTGAAGACCTTGCGCGCGCACTGGCAATATCAAGCCGTGTATTACGTAAGCTGATTAGCCAAGCAATTGAAGAGGATGCCACTGCGATCTGTGGTCACCCTAACACTGGTTACTACATTGCCAGCAGTGAACAAGAGCTTAAAAGCACCATTGAATTTCATAAAGGCCGCGCTCTGCATGAGTTACGCAAAGCAAGCCAATTATCAAAAATCCCGCTGGCTGATTTAGTTGGCCAGCTTCATTTACGCACATAACCACAAAAGGAAAAAACATGGCTAAACCCACAAAACTGAAATCAAAAGCACAGGTTTATGTGCCGCAATCTAAAGACGATGCAGCAGCAGATATCCGCAAGGTCGGCGACTTGATGCGTAAGCTCATGCGCCAACAAGCGGAAATGAACGACAAAATCGCTGCAATCACGCAGGAATACCAGGTAACACTAGAGCCAATTAAAGAAAGTATAGACCTGCTGCAAGAAGGGGTGCAGGCATGGTGCGAAGCTAACCGTGATGATTTAACCAACGGTGGGAAAGTAAAAAGCGCCAACTTGATCACTGGTGAGGTCGCATGGCGACAAAACCCGCCAAGTGTGCGCATCAGCAAAGCAGACACGGTTATTGAAATGCTTAAACGACTTGGACTTAGCCGCTTTGTGCGCACCAAAGAAGAGATCAATAAAGACGCCATATTGAATGAGCCAGATGAAGTGCGCGGCGTGGCTGGCATCACTTTAGTAACGGGTGTTGAGCAGTTTGTGATCACACCGTTTGAGCAAGATGCAGGAAATATGTAAGAGAAAGTGCCCGACACCCCAGCTGGCGGTGGGTTAAAACACCAGCAAGCCGTGATATACGCCCTCCCAGATTTGCATAGTGTAGGCGCGGCTGAATTACTTAACTTAACTTTAGGATAATTAAATGAACCAAGCAGAACTAGTAAACGCAATCTCAGAACACCATAGTAACACCGGCGTATCAAAAACAGCCATCAAGTTCGTACTGGATGCGCAAGCCGATGTGATCAAGGCTGAGCTATATACAGGCGGCGAAGTAACGTTACCAGGCATTGGTAAGTTATCAGTGAGCGAACGTGCTGCGCGTACCGCACGCAATCCGCGTACTGGTGAAGATATTGCAGTGCCAGCTAAGAAAGCGCCTAAGTTTAGCGCTATTAAAGCACTTAAGGATGCAGTTAACGCATAAGCAAAACTCTCACTTATAGCCCGTTAAAAAATGGGCTATGGGGGATGGTTTTAACGCCCACGTTTATTTAAAAGGAGAATGAAGATGCAACAACCAGATTTAAAAGAAGGTGAAGTGTATTTAGGTGCAATTATCAATCCAGACGGTACTGGTGAGCACTCTATTTTACTTCCAGGCGATAAAGATGATGGTAATTGGAAAGACGCTATGGACTGGGCAAAAGCACTTGGCGGCGACCTGCCAAACCGCGTAGAGCAGGCTTTAATGTTTGATAAAAGCAGAGACCAATTCCAGAAAGATTGGTACTGGTCAAATACTACGCATGAAAGAGAGGCAGGCTGGGCTTGGTCTCAGCGCTTCGGTGTTGGAGGCCAGACCAACGGTAGCAAGTCTAGCGAGCTCCGCGCTCGCGCTGTCCGCAGAGTTCCTATTTAGTCATTCAATTATTTAGTTATTTTGGAGTTATTCAAATGTCACAAACAGTCACATTAGAAGAAATTAAAAGCCAGCAAAACAAGCTGCAAAGCATGATTGCGCGATATGAATCAGGCAAGTTAATTGAGAATGCATTTCCAATTTCAGTATCAATGCCTGATCTAAACGATGGCGAAAAGTGGGTTGGCTGCATGATTAGTGCTGATGGCCTTAAAGCTGAACATACTATTTTGTTGCCAGGTGAAAGTGAGCGCGCAAGCTGGAGCGATCAAGTCGCTTGGGCAGAAAGCATTGGCGGGCATCTGCCAGACAGATGCGAGCAAGCCATGCTCTATAAATTTATGAAAGACGAGTTTAAAGAAGAGGCTTATTGGTCATCTGAAACGCATGCAAACAATGCAGGCTGGGCTTGGTGTCAGTACTTCACTCATGGCTACCAGAGCTACAATCTCAAGTCTAGCGAGCTCCGCGCTCGCGCTGTCCGCAGATTATCAGTAATTCAGTAATTCAGTAATTTATTTATTTTTATGGCCAATCACACTACCTTACCTATTTACAAAGTGGCATACGATTTACTCGATGTCATCACTGACCTTGCCAAGAATATGCCACGTGATTTTAAACAAAGCATAGGCGGAAAGCTACGTGATGAGTGCGTTGAGATTGTCACTTTGATATTTAGGGCTAACGTCTCACGGGAAAAGTCAGGATATTTAATCTCGCTCATAGAGCGACTTCAAGTATGCGAATTGCTATTAAGACTTTCACGCGATAAGCGTTTAATCTCAACAGGCCAATATGCTAAGGCCATTGAGTTGACAGGTAGCATTGGCAAGCAAGCCAATGGTTGGCGCCGTTCCGCATCGTCTGTTTCATAAAGGTTAAGGCCCTATGACTGAACGATTTAATAATCTGGTTTTTCCGCTGACTCAAAAGGTCACCGCCATGCGCATCGTAGATACCGCTGAGAGTAATCAGGATAGGTCTAGCGCAGTTGCCTCGTTGATCGGTGCTGATTTAAATACAGCCCTTCGACAAGATGACGTAGATAGCAAAATACAGCAGGCTGGGCTTGGTATCAGAACTTCAATAATGGAAACCAGAACAACAATAACAAGTCTAGCGAGCTCCGCGCTCGCGCTGTCCGCAGATCATAACGGCAACTTTACGTTTGCAGAATTAGTCCAAGCGTACTTTGATTGCAGAAAACACAAACGAAACTCAGAGAGCGCTCTAGCTTTTGAACTGAATCTAGAGCGCAATTTGTTTAATTTATACACAGACATAAAATCTGGCACTTATTTGCCAGGTAAAAGCATTTGCTTTGTTATCACGAGGCCAAAGCCACGTGAAGTATGGGCTGCAGATTTTAGAGATCGCATCGTCCACCATCTATTTTATAACCACGTGTCACCTAGGTTTTATGCATCATTTATCGCAGACAGCTGCGCATGCATCCCTGAACGTGGCACGCTATATGCCGTAAAAAGACTAGAAAAAAAGATACGCAGCGCTACTCAGAATTGGAGCCAGCCAGCCTTTTATCTAAAGCTAGACTTAGCCAACTTCTTTGTGGCCATCGATAAGAACATATTACACAAGCAGCTTGCAAAGAAGATACATGAGCCTTGGTGGTTGTCACTAGCGGATCTAATCCTATTTCACGATCCACGTACAAACTATGAGTTACGTGGTGAAGCAACCAAGCTGAATTTAGTGCCAGCGCATAAGCGTTTAGCCGTACAACCAAGCCATTTAG